GGTCGTCGGTCATGATGATGCCGTTCTGCGCGAGTTCGTCTTCGTTCAAGCCGAAGCCGTCGTGGAAGCTGCCCCACGTGAACTTGGCCTGATCGAGCGTCCGCTTGCGGTTGTACGACACTTGGCCGTCACCGAAGTAGGATTGGAAATTGCTGTCGTTCTGGTAACGGAGCGTCTCCACAACATTCTGAAGTCCGCCGCCCCATTCCTGCTTGCCCTCGAGGAGCTTCTTGAGCAGGGGGTGAACGATGTTCACCTGGTCAACGGGATCGTTCTTCAGGTAGAAATCAAGGGCAGCTTTGCCGCCGTAGGCGAGCTGCTCAGCAGTGAAAGGCATGATTGCGGTCCTCGCAAAGAAAAATGGTTAGAACCACTTCGCTCTGAGAGGCGGCGTAGCCTCTTAGCTTCAGCCCCGGAGTTGGTACGGGGCTCGCGCAAGTTGTGCGCGACGGGCGGTAACGCGGTGCCCGATATTTACAGCTCAGTTAAGAGCCTAAGTTAAACGGCACGCAGTTTGCAAGGGTGTATTTCTCGCCATTTGAGCCCGGCCGCGCGCGCGGACGCGTTGAGCGCCACGCGGGGGGCGACGCGCGCCGCCGCCAGAAGCCAGAGATAGACCCCGAGCCACGTTGGGCCATGGTCCTGTATCCGGTAGCCGAACAGCTTGAACGCGATGTAGTGCGCCGCCTCGTGGAGCGCGGTCGGTACGTTCTTTCCGCCGCGGCCCCGCGGCCCGGCGGCCTGAAGGCTGATGCAGTCTTCCTCGGCGATGCACCACGATAGCGACCGCACGCCATGCTGCCGCACAGCGGGCGGCGCTATTCCGTACCGTTTGCAGGCGACGCGGATGATGAACCGGCACTCGGCGAGGGTGTGGGTGTTGACGTGCCAGAGGGGCCAGGTATCTTCCCACGCGTAGGCGCTGAGGCGTTGCGGATCGCGGTCATCGCGGCACGCGCCGCCGCGCGCAGCTTTTCTCGGCGTCTTGCGCATGGACTGCACCCCATTAGCCGATCCCATCGAGCGCCGCGTTCATTGCCTCAAGCGCTGAGGTGGGTTGCTGCGCGCCCTGCCCTGACGGCTGCTTGTTCGGGCGCAGCGGCTGCCCCTTCGTGGGTGCGGCGGGATCCGCGTTCGCGGGCGCGACGGTGGCGGCCGGCAACTTGAACGTGCGGTACTCCTTGCGAAAATGCGCCACCCATTGCGTGGGGTGCATCTTCGACAGGACCGGCTGCAGTTTCGGGATGAGTAGCTTCGCCTTCGCCTCGTACTGCGGATCCAGGTCCGCAAGCGTTGCACCGAGCTCGTCCATGTCAGCGACGGCCTGCGTGCGCGCCGCGTCCGCCTCCGCAGCAGTCTCCCGCTGGCGGGTCGCGTTCGCGGTTTCGACCTTCGCGCGCTCGCGCGACAGGGCAACCTCACGCGCGACGGCTTCCGTGATCTGCCCCGCCTCGAGCTGTTCCTTCAGATCGGGATGCTCGTCCACGATGTCGACGCCGGCCGTAGTCTCGCCGAGCTGAAGTGCAAGGCCGCGCAGTTCGCCTTGCAGGAATTTGAACGCCGTGCGCCGGTCGTCGATGTTGTCGCTATGGACCAGCCGCGAGTAGCTCAGTATTGTGCCGAGTTCCTCCGGGGACATGCCGGTTGATTCGATCGCAGTGAACAGCTCGCGCCCTTGTGCAATTTCCGCGTCGCGCTCTCGCACCATGGTGGTAAGCGCTTGGAAACGCTCGCGCGTAGCCTCTTTCCATCGTGGGTCGATAGGGTCATTCAGATGGTCGGCCGCTTTCGCAGGCGTCGCCGGCTTTTCCGCCGCGGGCTTGCCGTCGGCGCCGACAGCCGGCTTCTCGTCGGGCTTTTTCGCATCTGCTACGGGTGTTTCTTCGGTGCCGACAGCCGGCTTCTCGTCGGGCTTCTTTCCGTCCGCTACGGGTGTTTCTTCGGCGCCGGTAGTCGGCTTCTCATCGCCCCCTGCGGTATCTTCGACTTCATCGCCCGCGGCGGGCACTACGGGCGTCTCGTCCTTCTTTGGCTCGAGCGCCTCATTCATTGCGTCCAACGCGGTCTTGGCGGGGTCTGTCACGGGCGGGTTCTCCTGATTTTAAGCGGTCATCGATTCGGCGGGCGGTAGCGGCATCGCGCTGCCCTGCCCCGGATTGGGTTCGCCGATGCCGGGCGGCGGCGCACTGGGCGGAAGCATCGGCATAGGCGCGGGGCCTTGCGGGATGAACAGGTCGATGTCCAGCCGATCGTCCATGCGCCGCAGCGTCTCGCGCAGCAGATTGATGAGTGCATCGGCCAGCGCTGGGTCCGTCGCCTGGATCTGGCGAATCGTCATCATGAGCTTCTGCAACATCGGCAGAATGGTTGCCCACGCGCTGCGCTCGTTTTCTGCGTTCGGCTTGCCGGTCGTGCCGCCCTGAATATCCACTTCGACCAGCGTGAGCAGATCCTGCACGTCCATGCCGTGCGGCCAGAATGCGGCGGCGCCTGCAATGCGCGCGGCGAACTCCGGCGTGATTTCCTGAATGCCGGTCTCCGCGGTGTACTGCGCCAGCTCGGTAAGCAGATCCTCGAGACAATCGCGGTTCGCGTTCGTGCGCGCGGAAAATCCGCTCTGTTCGATTGACGCCTCACGCGCCGTCTTCTCGACCTGCACGGAACCCTGTTGAGCTTCCTGCACGCCACTGATGACTTCCATATCGCGGCTGATCGATGTCGTGTCGAACAGACCCGGATCCACCTTCGGGACCGGCTTCGCGATGATTGCGTTCTGCAGCGGGAACTCCGGGTTCGTCAGCGTGATCGGGATGTTCTCCATGTGCACGCTGTCAGTGATCTTGCGCAGGTCGGCGGGGGATACCTGCCCCGAGTTCACGATATTCCCCGGCACCGACCGCTCGCGCGTCAGGCGCCCGCTGGAGCGCGCCGCGCTGTACTCGTCCTGCAGCTTGTAGAGCCGCTCGGCGAGTGATTGCGGATGCCGTGAGCCGTCCGTCTCGTAGAACGCGACGCGGAAGTACGGGTAGAAGCGGGTCGAAGCCTGCGGCGGCGGATATGGCTCGACGGCCCAGCGGTCCACGCCGTCCACCATCGTCTTGACCATGCCGTCACGCTTGTCCCACAGCTCGACAACCTTCACGAATGCCACCGGCTTGTCGCCGCCCATCATGGATCCCTGGTGCGACTTCGTGAACTGGCCTTCGCCAGATTTGTCGGCGGGCTCGCTGGCCTGCGAATCGCCGGCCGGCTTGCGCTGGTAGTAGGTAGTGGCCTTCTTTTCGTCGTCCTCCGTCAGCCGCGTGAAACGCTCGCGGAGCGTGTCTTTCGTGATGTACAGGTCATTGGAATTCCAGCCGGCGTCGAGATAGTCCTCGGTATCGGCCACGTCGAGCGATACCTGCATGTCCTCGGCGCGCACGAAATCGATCGTCATGCCCTGACGGACAATCTTCATGAGCTTTTTCTGCGCGCCGGCCATCGCCTGTTCGAGCTCAGCCTGTTGAGTCTCGTAGTCGCACGACGGATCGGCGTTCTCTGCAATCTTCGTCTGCAATGCCTGGATGTGATCCAGCTTCGCTTTCAAGTCGTGAATCGACTTCTCGATCTGCGAGTCCTTCTTGGACTCCGAGAACATCAGGCCCTTGAACCAGCCCACGCCGACAGTCAGCGCGGAGCGGACCAACTTCTTACCCGTCTTCTTGAGACGCGCGTCCTTCCACAAGCGGCTAATCACCAGCTCGAGGGTCTCGGCCAGCGCAGTGGAGTCTGATTGCTCCTGGCTTTGCTCAGGCGGGGCCGCCGGCATGCCAGGCACTGGCGGAGCGAGGCCCGGAAGCGGCAGCACGCCGCCCGCGTTAGCAGGCGGAGCTATCGAAACGCCGCCGCCTCCGGGAACCGCAGGAACTTGGGGAGCAAGCGCCGCGCCGAGCGGCGGCATGCCGGGCAGCGTTGGCGCGGCCAGCGGCTTGGGTGCGACGACCTTCGCCGCAGGGCGCGCGCCCACGTCGGGGTTCTTGGAGTACAGGAAGCTCACGAGCACGTCGATGAACGACGCAATCAGGTTCGCGCTCGACGCCCAGCGCTTTTCAGCGCTGCCGTTCGCGTACGAGCGGTCCCGCACGTAGCCGACGCGGGCTTCCTTGTCGAAATCGCGCGCGGCCTTGTACTCCTCGAGGAGTTTCTTGACGAGCTTGCGCTCCGTCTCCGCCGCTGCGTCCTGCCGCGCGAGCGCGTCGGTTACGGCGTCAACTGCGGACGGCTGGCCGGTAGTGCCGGCGGGCACTACTCCGAGCAGATCGGCGTTCGGATCCACTATTCAGCCTTGCGGTATGAGCGCCCGCAGATGCAGCCTTTTCGGCAGCATTGCGCGTCACATGCGACCGCGGCGAGCGGCGCCTCAGCGGCGAGCGGCGCCTCAGCGGCGAGCGGCGCCTCAGCGGCGAGCGACGGTGGCAGGCGACGGCGACGCTTGGCGGCGGGCTGCGGCGTAGTCGGATTGGATTCCGGCGCACTGTCGCCAAAATCGTCGATGATCACACCCTCTGCGCGACTGCCCGTCAACGTTGTGCCGATCAAATCTGAGTTCTGCTTATCCACAATCACGTCTCCTCGTCCGCTTCCTTGATGCCCTTGTCCATCGCCTCGAGCGCGGAGGCTTCTACGCCCAGCTCCTCGAGTTGAATCTCGACTTCGCTCGAGTCGTAGTCCGTACCCTCGCTTGAGCGCAGGCTTTTGACGGTGCCGACCGCTTCCACGGTCACGTCTTCGCCCACCGTGAAGTTCTTCACCTTCAGGCCGAGCTTCGCGAGCGCTTCCTTGTCGAGCCGGATGCACGTCCCGTACGGATAGCGCGGCCCGGACGGCTTGGTATCACAGCACGGACCCGCGGCTTTTGATTCGCTCTTACTGAGCTTCAGCGATTTGAGTTTCACGGCACGCTCGCGCGAGACAAGGTAGCGGGCATGCTAACCGGAGCGATTAGCGAATGGCAGGGTGTTTTGACCGTTACAGCGGCTCGCCGCGGCCAATCTCGAACAGCTCAGCGCTGAACGCGCGCAGGATCTGGTGAGACGCGAGGACCGCGCGGGCTTCGGCGGGCGTAGCGAATACGCGCGGCCGGTCGTCACTGTCCGTAATGACCATCGGGCCGCGAGGCATATCGACTACGACAATCAGCATTTTTGCGGCGGGCATGTGTCGTCCTTTACTTATTCGGGTATCAGCGCCAGCGGACTTCCGGCACATCGGGCTTGTCACCCGATAGCAGCCACGCTTCGGTGAAGGGTCTGATTATCGTTTCTACTTTTGGTTCCGGCGGACGCGCCGGATGGTACTGATCGACCGCGCGGCCGATGAGCCCACACACGTCCGCCGCATCGTCATGGCGCCCGGCCGGCAGCGACGTGAGTTGCTGAATGACGCGCTCTCTCCACGGCGCGTTGCGTGGGAAGTGAACTGTGCCGATCGCACAGCGCGCCTGGAACGCCATACACTTCGCCACCTTGTCCTTCATGGAGGGCAGCGCCCGGCGGTCCGTGTATACGTCGTGCGCGCGGTGGCATAGGACGAGTTCGCCTTCATCGTTCGCGCAGAAGTGTTTGCCCGGCGACATCATTTCGCGCGTGCGGCGGTTGAATGGGCCGCTGATAGCCTTGTCGATCACGCCACCTTCGTTAAACCACATGCGCGCCTTCCATCGCGCCACGCGGTCGAGAATTTCCTGAATCGCTTCTCCCGCGTCGCCCGTCTGCTTGTACCACCAGTCCACCGCCCACAGGTGGCCGTTGGCGTCCATGCCGAAGACGCCAGCCTCCGAGAAGTCGTTTTTATTTTCACTGACGGCGTGATCCGAGGCACCGACCATCGTCAGATACACCGGCAGTTCGTCCGCGTCGTAGAGCTGGAACATTTCGCGCGTGAAGCGCCCGGAGCCCTGCGCGGTCGGTCGCTGCTGGTACAGACTGGCCCACGATCGCGCCGCCTCCGCGCCCTGCGCGAGCTCATACATCTGCCAGTGCTGCACCGGCATGTACTCCGGCCACAGGTATTCGCCATACGCGCGGCCCAACGGGTCGTCCGCCATTTCGGCTTTGGCCGGGATGTTGAGCACTTCCCACAGCAGGCCATCCTTGCAGCGGATCATGCCGCTCTGGCCCTTGTAGTCGTCGGGCAGGATCTTCCCGGCGAGGTCGTTCTCATTCCAGCGCGTCATGATCAGCACGCCCCACGCGCCGGGAACGCAGCGCGAGAGCAAGTCATCCTGGTAGGCGTCCACGATGTTCTGCTGCTCGGTCGGGCTGTCCGCTTCTTCGCGTCCCGCCACTGGGTCGTCGATGATCCAGCCGGATGCGCGGTTGCCCGTCAGGCCGGCGGTGAGTCCCATGCTCAGCATGTTCGACTCGTTACTCAGAAACCAGTCGCCCGCTGCATCCTTGGTGAGCGTCGGCTCCTCTGGCCAGAGCTGGCGGTATTTCTCCTGCTGTACGATCTGCTGCGCGCGGTTCGCCTGGCGCTCGGCGAGTTTGCTGGCGTAGCTGGTCAGCATGATGCGCGAGCCGGGCGTCCGCCCCATGACCCACGTGGGCATCACCACGGAGGCGTACAGGGACTTCGCCGAGCCCGGCGGCGCCATGATGATGCAGCGGCCGAAGGGGCGCGTGACGGTGCGCTGAAGCGTCGTGAGAATGGCGCTGTGGTGTTTCGCCATGAGGAGCGCGGCCGGGCCGGTGAGCGCTTCGTCCGGGCACATCGCCTTCATGGGCGCGGTAGGAATGTCGATGCTCAGCGCGTAGCTGTGCAGCGAATCGCGGCAGCGGCGGCGGCGCAGGAGTTCGGCCGCGGCCATCTGCTTGCGCACAGTGTCTGGCGCAGCGCTCATGTCGGCGCCCACGCCAACCGGGCCGATCGCTGCGGCGGGCGTCGCGTCTCCCACCCGTACAGGTAGAACCTCCCGTGGCGCACGGTCGGGTACCAACTATCGCGCGGCAACGGCGCGAGCGTTGTCCAGTACGCCGTTGAGCAGCACGGCATCGGCTTTCCGCAGCCGGCGCATAGATTGACGCTCACCGGAACCGCCGCGGGTGGCCGACAGTGACGGTAGTTAACAGTTGTTCGCTATTCTCGAACCGCGAATAGCCCGGATCAGGGTTAGTTAGTCGGTAGCCCTCTGATTTTTGGGAAAACTGGCAGCTACGTGCGATGGGTCCCCCGGTCGCGTACCCCCGGCCTGTTTTATAGCGCCCCTCCCCCCTACCCGCTGCCGCGCGCATCACTGTTCGCTCACGATCTTCTCGAGGTCGGCGGTGCTCACGTGCTTGACGCTGCCATCCGAGCTGCGCACGTCGACTGCGACAGCCTTGAGCTGCGGAGCGGAGAACTTCATGAGCTCGACGAATAGCTCAATCGCCTTGGCCGGCGAATCCTTCGCGACGTCCGCGAGCCAGCGGTCCACGTTATCGACGTTGAGCGCTGCCAGCTCGCTCATGGCATGGCGTATGCGGTTGACGGTGACGTTGCGGATGCGGCCTTGAGTCAGCGCTGCAGGGTGCGCGGGCTGCTCGAGGCCCAGGCGCAGGCGCTCCTCCGACGAGAGCTGGAATTCGTCTGCGACAAGCGCATTATGTGCAAATGGTGCTGGCATAGCTGGCACAAACCTTGCCCGCTAACCGCTCCAGACTTCAAGGGTAAAACGCGCAGAACGCGTCACCTGGCGCGATACTCTGCACTGCTCATGCCAATTTGACAGCTTTTCGCGTCATCCGAAGTCTGTGAAAGCACCCTAACCTATTGAATACGCAGGCTTTGCTGCACTGTACCTTCACAGTATACATATTCTGTCAAATCGGCACTACAAAGCCGTTTGCGGTCAATATGTTGCACGCGCCGCCGTGCCTGGCTCACGGTTCGCGGGGCGCATTCAGCCGGCCGATCAAAGCCTTGAGCGCGTGTAGGGGCACCTGGGCGCGTTCCAGATAATCGCAGGCCGTGACACGTTCGTTGCACGTAGGTTTTGGATAAAAAGCAACAACCTTGCCAGAGCGCGGATAACTTCGTTAGGACGCCTAAAACTACTAACTATCGGGGTTAGATAGTCGACGACGCGCCAGGGGGTCGGGATTTTTTACGGTGCGCGCGGCGCGCGGGAAAACGGCCCGATTTGTGCTTTAGTGTTCTAGTCCACTATAACACCTATCCTTAACTAACCTATCCGTTCAACCGATCCGTTCAACCCATCCGTTTAGTCAAAAACACTAAGACTATTAAGACCTTACTCTCTCTATTAAACAGATTGAACAGATAAAGGCATTTTGAGTAGGCTAATCCATAACTTAAGTTAGCTATGTATATTCGTATGTACTTTACCGTCATATCTTTACATACGATAAAAAACCGTTGAAAGCTGGCAGGATGGATTTATCCGTTCAATCCGTTCAATCCGTTCAATGAAAAACGCCCTTGAATCCTGCTACGTATGCG